TCTTAGCATCACGCATCCGTTCATCGGTAAGATTTGAAAGGCTGATAAGAGCCGATCGACGTACACCTCCGACCACGACAACTTCCGCAACCTTGCATACGATATCGTGGCATTCGATGGAGGTGAGTTTACGTCCTGCTGCTCTTCTAAATGTATCCACACTGAACCTAAACAGATCATCCAGTGGCTTTGGGCCAGACGCACGACCTCCGAAAGTTTTGAGTCGGGCACCAGCAGGGCGTATCTTAGATAGGTCCCATCGTGGAATTTGACCTCCAATAAGTAAGGAGACAAGCTCCTTAAAAGCTTTAGCCCAACCAGCCTTGCTGTCTTGTACAACGATTGTCGTATCAGAGTCAGTAAACTCTTCAGCGATTGTAGGTAATTTGTCAACATATTGTCGCTCCACAGAGAAACCGACTCCGGTTCCACACATAAGAATGTAAAGTATTTCATCAAACGCACGAACACGATTCACAGCAACATACGAACAGTTATAGCCAGCAGTATTGTCACGATCTAAAGCATCGCCTGCGGTCATTAGTGAACGCATAGACGGCATAACTTCTTGATTCAGTACTGCTTGACGAAGTTCTTCACGAGTTTCCTTATCCAGTTTACACTTAGTATTAGCTTTCAGGTGTTTGTCAAAATAGTTAAAGTAACGATTAACTGTTTCTTCCCAAGACTCACGACGGCCTTCCTCCTCTAGCCAACGTGAGTACCGTGAAAGGTGAATAAACTCTTGATAAGGTGTAGGTAAATGCATATTTAATTTTTCTCCTGTTGTTAAGTAAGTAATTTATTTAGCGGTCAGTACTGCCCAAGAATGTGGAAAAAGTGGTTCTAGTATTTTTCCAATACCGTCTGCGTATTGTTGAACCTCCCACTGAGCATGCGTGTCTATACGCTGTTTAAACACACGAGCGTACGCTGAGAGCGATCCGGTCCACCACCATTCGGTGTAGGTGCCTTGGGGCAATACAGCCCGTGCCTGCTCTGGGGCAACACCTAATTCCAGTAATTTGTTATACACTTCTAGATTTTCTGTAACAATACCGTACAGAAAGTCTAAACGCTTTTCTGCAGTTTCGTCTGTAATAAAATCTGAACTACCTTGTTTTGCTCCGTTTGTGGGAGCATTACGCCATCGTGGATTGTACACTTCTGGTTCGTGTGTCACATACCTACGTGATATTTCATTTTCAGTAAAACCGACTTTGTGCTTGAACAGTTGTGTTCGGACAAAGATTGGTGCTTTAATACGAAGGGTAATTTGTGGGTGAGCAAAGGGCGTCCAATGACCATGTTCTGCAAGGTATCGGATGAGTCGCTGATCCCTTTGTGATAAGTTAACTGCACCATCCTCTGCGATTTCCCACTCACTGGTTTTAGCGAATGAGACCCTAGCAGCATTGACAACTGTAAGATCCGAGCCCATATGGTCAACATATTCGATGTGTCCTTTATCTAAAATTTCAATCTTCTGTGTCGTCATCGTAATCATAATCTATATCTTCATCCTCTTCATCTTCACTTTCGTCTTCATCTTCCATTACAATTTCAAAATCAGCAATATCTAAATCTGTGTGATCTTGTGCGTATTTATGTGCTTTTGCATACAATTCTGGTTCTATTTCTTTTACATACTCCATAAACATAAAACAAAACACAAATAACGGATTATCACTATCGATATCAAATTCTTCGTACTCTTTACCGTCATCTTCTGGTGTTAAATCTTCTTCCATTTATTGATCCTTATTTGTGCTTCAAGACCTGACGCAGAGCTTTCGTTAATGATATTTATGATTTCATCAGAGTCTAGTCCACCCATAATCATATCATTGATATCTTTGCATTTAATATGATCAGGCCACACACAAACTTTTTTATGTTGTTGAACCAATTTTTCCATTGTTTGAACAACTTGTGTATTTCGTGGCTCGTTGTCCATCACATAAACTACTGAACGATTCTTTAATTCTTCTGGTAGAGTAAACACGTCACTCATTCCCACACACGCAACACCATTAGGAATAAACAGTGAATCTAGTGGACCTTCCACAACGTACACAGTACCCATAGCGTCTACACGATCCAGACCATACCACGATTTACGGTCTTGATCGTCTGGTTTAATAGTGATGTATCGTACACTTCTACGAGCAGAACGATCCGTAGATACTTTAATTACTCGTCCTTGTGCTCCAACAAGATGTCCCTTCTTATCTAAGATAGGAATAACTAGACGAGGCTCACTTGCTAGCCCTTCTCCAGATTCAGGATTAATACGACGTGCCCACACACTAAAATCTTCTGCGTAATACAGATGCTTCCACATCTTCTTGGGGATTTGTCGTAGCTCTACAAACTGACGGCAAGCGTGATTAGGCGGTAGTTCCGCAACGGTAGGTAGCTCAATAGTGTATTTCTTCTTGGGCTTCTTGGAGAACAGCATCTTAGGTTTTTCCCTTTCCTGTGTTGGTTGTTTCTCTTTAAACTTTTCTAGACTATACTCTTTACATAGGTTTGGAGCAACTTTACTCATAAAGTTGTATAAGTTGAGACCAATACTGCAGTTATGACATTTATAAAAGAACTCACCTTTCTTTTCAAAGAAGAATCCACGAGCCTTAACTTTATTCTTGCTGGAATCACCACAGATAACGACAGTTTGCTAGATTGTCTTTCTTCCAAGCAAACCGTTGGAGTTGGCCTGACATCAGGTTGATAAACTTTTTGTCAATGAATAGCGTCATGATCGAAACTTGGAAAAGTCTTTCTTACCGAACTTGCTGGTAAAGCGATACTCCTCGTCCTCTTCTGTATCGGGCTCTTGATTGGCGTCTGCCAGTTGTGACTGTTCCACATCAAACAGTTTCATCTTGGCACGGTTGATACCCACAATAAACTTACGATTGATTGCAGTATCGTTGTATCGATTCTTTAACTGCTTCACCATGATCTGATTCATCTCGTCCAGTTTCTCTGTGGAGATCAGTGCAAACATAAAGTCTGCAGTTGCTGGTAGACCAAACGATTCGGAAGTGTCTTCCAGACCGATATCGGTGCTGGCAAATCCTACACGATTAACCTGTGTGGCAGACCAGATCGGAACACCGTATTCCACAGCCATACTTCGCAGTTCTTCTGCAATAGCCTTGATGTACATGTACGAATTAACGTTACCGTTGTGCTTCATACGACTGGACGCACATATATTTAGGTAATCAATAATGATCACGTCTGGCTTAAACTTCTTCTTCAAATTTAGTTCGTCTAGCAATACACGGAAGTGGTTTACACTAGCACTGGATGTAGGATACTCTTTGATAATAATCTTACCTTTGGCAGTTTGCTTCAGGGTAGCCATCTTCTTCTCATACACTTCCTTGGGTAATTCACGAAGCGAGTCCAGAGTGATGTCCAACATGTTGGCATCAATACGTTCAGCAATACGTTCCTCTGCCATCTCACATGTAATATACAACACGTTCATGCCTTGTGCAAGACAATTTGCTGCATGATGGCAAAGAAATAGTGACTTACCTACACCAGTGCCTGCCATCACGATATTCAGGGTCTTGATGGGGGTTCCGCCGTTGGTGATGGTGTTGAAAAACTCCAGATCGAACGGAATCCGCTTTTCGATTCGATGATAAAAGTCGTATCGTTGATCCGAATCTTCCAAGTAATCGTGACCGATATTAGTATCAAAACTAACTGCAAGAGCATCAGATAAAATACTTGGAATAGCTGTTCGGATCTTGTCTTTGGACTTTCCATCAATAATCTGAATGGATTCCATGATGCCATTGTAGAGAGCCTTTTCCTTACAGAAGTTTTCAGTTTCTGTAACCAGCCATTCCAGGTTGTGTTGGTCTGCAGACTTCTTGCTAAAGTCTTCCAGCATTTGAATGCATTCATCGTATTCGTTCTGAGCAATGCCCTTGTGTTTCTCAAGACAGATACTCACAGCGTCCTTGGATGGACACGTGTTGTAC